TGTAAATGCCGTATCCCAAGATTGGATGATGTAATCACAAGGTGGAGGCGTTTCTTTATCCCAGACCCTCCACCATTCCCGTTTTACAAGAGCACCTTCTTCAGAGGTCGGATCTTGTTGATACTGGGCTTGCCATTTGGAAAGCGGTAGTTCTATCCTTAGTTTATCTAATTCCTCGTAGCTCCAAAACTCAGGCCAGAGGGGTTTTTCGTTTCTTTTAATTGCTGGAAGGCTGATGATTTCCCATTCATCACCGTCTCGGTCCACCATTGCTTGGCAGATTTTTCCCGTTAGATCTCGTTTAGACCAACGGGTCATCACAACTACAATAGATCCTCCAGGCTGCAAACGCTGGCGAGGACCTGAAGTGTACCACTCGTACACCTTATCAAAAACGCTAGGATCCCCAGCTGCAAGTGCTGCTTCTTGCTCGGAATGAGGGTCATCAATAATGAGAAGATCAGCACCTTTACCAGTAACAGTACCGCCAACACCAATAGCAAAATACTCCCCGTTAGCATTAGTACTCCAACGACCAGCAGCCTTGCTATCCGATCTAAGAGCAACATTAGGGAATACTTTGGCATATGCCTCTCCGTCTACTAAGTTACGCACCTTTCGACCAAAACCAACTGCAAGTTCAGCCGTGTTAGAACATTGAATGATTTTCTTATTAGGGAATTTTCCTAAGAACCAAGCTGGCAAAAGATAACTGGCAAACTCAGACTTCGTATGACGAGGTGGCATATTAATAATAAGGCGTTTAATTTTTCCACTGGCAATCTCCTCAAATTTTGTTGCCATTAATGCGTGATGTTCGCCATGAATAAAATTGGGCCACATGGTTTCTACAAACGACATAAAGTCAATTTGCCCAGTTTCACGAGTTACTGCATCTTGATAAGCCAACGCCAAAGGACGTAGCTTTGCCTGATCCTCCTCAGGCAGCTGGTCAATGATGTCTAACAGCTCATCCATTCAAATTCCTTAGTTTGATGTACGCTGGTCTGATGCTACGAGAGTACTTCATGTTCCCTTTGCAAACCCCTATTTCAATTAGGATTTTCATTTTCCTAGCCGTACCTCCACGCCCCCGATAACCCGTCATTCTCATCACGTCATCAATAGTCGGACCAAAGCCAAAGTCCTCCCAGAACTTTTCAATGACATGAAAGACTTCTTTTTGAGCAGGAGTCATTTGCCACAATCCTCCATGCCAGGTTCGTAAACTTTAGAACTGGCTGCTTCACCAGTTACCCAATGGTATTGTTTCTTACGAATCCCAAACTCATTCATAGGCAAAGACTGGCAAGCTACGGCATCCCTTAATAACTTTAAGTGAGCAATCGCCCTGTCTAGTGCTGCAACTTCTATTTCAATATCGGTCATACGATCCCTGCCCATAAGAAAATCACTGTTATCAGTATCAAAATGATTAGCCATTGTTCTCTATCCATATACCCCCCTACCCTTTTTGATTAGAAAAAGATGACGGGGGGGTTTCTAAAACCGTGTTTCTCTCTTCCCAGTTAGGATTTTGTACCCCCTCCCCCATAGGGATTAACTGGTTAGGGTTAATACTTAGCTCTTCGGAAGTACTTGATTCTAAAGGATTTGTCACCGTAACAGGTGTTAGGGTGAGATTTGTTGGTGATTGAATGTGTGAAATACTATGCAAATGATCCGCATCGAGCACGGGCAAAAAAGGGGTGGTGGCACTCGGTGGGGGGTCGGAAATGGGAAAAGAAGAGCCAGTATCCCCAGTTTCAGAGATGGAATCCTCTTGGGATTGTTCCTGATCATCCTGACTGCCATCATCATGCACCTCACGAGAGACTACATCGACTGGGTCATTGATCTCAGCGAGCAGTTGCTCGGCTGTTCTCTTGGTCGATACCCTCAGACTATTACTGTTCTTGATCGCCAGTTGGACTGCTTCCATCAGCTTGGCCTTGAGCGTGGTGCTATCCATCGTATGCACCAGTTCCCGTCTCTCAGTGAACAATGCCACCTCAGTCATCTTGCCTACCAGCTCTAACGCCTTGAGTTGCTGGGCGGGGGGCAAGTCATCATTCAGAGCCATGCTGGAGAGTTTATGGATTGCCATAGCCCTCAAACGAGGGGGTAATAGATATTCCTCCACCTCTTTCTGTGCTTCCAGTGCCGTTATGTATGTAGCCACATTTGGGGAGCGTGAGAGCTTACTTGCTTCTACTCCAGCAGTCTCTCTCTTGCCCTTAGTGTTATACGCTCTGCGGTAGGCTTCGCTCTTGTTCCCAGTAGCCACGACTTGTTCAGCAAATGCCTTTTGTTTCTTGGTTAGCTTGATCCCTTGCTTAGACTGGCTACCGAGAATGATGGTCTCAATCGGCACTGCTTTCATGCCTTCAGCTATCTCTTTCTTGGTTAGTCTTCTCTTGGTGTTAGGCATAGTATTCAATGGGTATATTTATACCCCCCAAGTATAGGACAGTTCTGTAAAGGACATCAATAGTCTTCTCTCCCTTACTACTATCTCTCTCTCACTGTTAAGGTGAGACCGCCTTTTAGGGTCATTCAGGCGAGCCATAGAGCCATGCTTTCCATTTTTGTGAGCCCTGATACACAAGTAAGGGATTTTAGGCAGTCTCTTATCGCCATGAGAGCCTTATTCTATAAGGGCTAAAAATATTTTTAATAAATACTATGCAAGTCAAGTATTTATGGTTTAAGATTTAATCTCATTCACTAGATGAATGAATAAACAAACCACCTACTAGGAGTAATTATGAAGATAACCTACACACCAACAAACGCTGATGAGTTGATGATCATTGGAGCAGTTCGCATGATTGCTAGAGAAAGAGATTGGAATGTAGTAAACGAACATTGGTTAGACGGAGACATCCTTGAGTTGTTATCTGAAGTTGATATGGATTTACCTAAAGCCCTTAAGAACATTGAGCATATGGTTGCTATCAAGCGAGAATTTACCCAGTCAAACTGATGATGGGCTAATGCCCGAAACAGTCGTAAGACTGTCTTTGACAAACCGCTAGGAGAAACAAATGGCTAATTGGAAACAAACACTAGACATCACTGATCTTATGGAGACCTTTGAGCAGACTGAGGATGCTCTTACCTTTGCTAAGAGGGCATCTACTCGCATCCAGTTGTTCATTGAAACACACCAGTCTTGGGCAGATCGCAGTGGCATCACTGAAGACTTAGAGCAGATCGCTGAGTCTTTCTCATATGCTGATGACACCGCAGAGATTGACTACATCATGGCTGATCTGTATGACCTTGCCGACAATGCCCGAATTTGGGTTAAGACATTTTAAGGAGATTGATTATGTTTGGAGTAATTGCTTGTAGTGATCCTAAGTTCCCATACGCTATTGAAGATGAGAATGGGGAGATCATGGCATTGTTCGCATATGAGGATGAAGCCTTGAAAGTAGCTGAGTTCTTAAATCGGTCTTGAGTGCTGTAATCCTGATGCCCTTTGGGGTATCGGGATTGCCATTCGGTAATCATTAACTGCTAGGAGTTCAAATTGGAAACACAAACTGTAAAGAAAACAATCGACTTATCCCAGTTCTATGGCACTGAGTCGTATCACCGCACTAACCTGTTTACCCCTAAGTTGGTTCACACTGATGGGGTTCAATACTTTGCCGATCAAGGTGGTTGCTACTGGTTCTTGGATATCGTTGCCAGTGAATACTATCCACTGTTGGCTAAAGAGCCACTGCTCTCCATCCAGTTAGCCGTTGAGGATGGTAAAGCAGATATCTGCGTGGAAGACGGAGACTGCAACATCATAAAGCAAAAGCATATTGCCCTGACTGATTGCCCTGATGGGATGTATCGGTTCTTCCTTACGGACAATGTTCTGATGCTTACTTCGGAGTATTGATCATGGCAGACTTGATTGACACGATGACAGTCAAGTCTCCCCTTTTCCTTGAGGGAAGTTGGGGGGAGCGAGACATTGGCACACACGAATCCACACTGGAGTTGTATTTCAACAAGGACAACACTGGGTTTATCGAATGGGATATTCCTGATGTTGCCTTTGAATACATTGGTCTTTGGTTCGATATCGACAAAGATGGAAAACGCTCCCTATCTGAATACGATGGGGTTATGAGTCTCAATGACCATGCAATAGCACTGCTCCGCAAAAACGGAGTGGAAGTAGGAAAGGACTTCGAATAATGTTCCCCAAGCATGACTGGTTAGTAAACACCATATTGGTCGTTGCTTGGGCATACATAGCCTTTTATGTATTCCCACAAGCAATTTACCTTTTTATCAAGACTGGAGGGTTCTAATGCACGAGCACGAGGGTTATGTATGGGATGAATACGATGCTCAAGGGATCTTCCTATGCCGAGTATGCGATTCATGCGTGGAAGAGAAGTTAAGCAAATACCGCCCTGAGATCCTTTCAGGGTATTCACAATCAGATGTATATGAGCCAATAGAGGAGCACTAGCATGGGAATTGAATCAAATCTATTTACCACTGTTCAAGAGGTTTATTTTGACCTTTTGGACTTGGATAAAAACAATTATTTAAAAGGTATTAAGTTGGAGGGTTTTAACGAGTTTACCAATATGCGTGATTTTGTAGATGAGCAAATTATGAAGTTAAATTATCTCGAAAATCATATGAAAACACTTTTCAATATTGAGGAGGAATAACATGGGATGGACTGGGACACAATGCTTTTTCAAAATCAGTCGCAAAGACTTTTTGATTAAAGAATTTACGCAAGAAAACGATACCCACAAATGGTGGCTAACCAATATCTCAATGCGTGGCAACACCGCATATTGCATTAGTTGGCAAGAGGAGAAAGCCACTGGGATCAAACACCATGAAGGCATGGTTATCTTGACTGAGAAACGCAGAGAAGATCCTGATTGGATTTATTACAAGAATATGGGGGAGACTGTATTGCCCTATTACTTTGATGCTCCCAAGAGCCTTATTACGACTCTTAACGCATTAGGTATGCCGTTCAATACAAGTGCTAAACAATGGCGAGAGCGATGCTTGGCAAATGCCAGTGTCAAGAAACCAAAGTTAAAGTTTGGCGATGTTGTGAAGTTTGCCCATCCGATGTCATTCTCATTCTCTACTGGGAGGGTTGAAGAGGACACCTTTACCTATGTTGAATATGGGACAAAGAGAAATGTATTCAAGACCAGTCAAGGGAATCTTTGCCGTATATCAAAGTTAGCCAATAGGGAATTTACAGTTCTATCAAACTGATGAGCCAAGAGTAATGGCGAAACAAGTAAGTATGAGACCGCAAAGTCGTATGACGAGACCGCAAATTACTTACTTGTCTTTGATTAACTGCTAGGAGAATTAACATGGGTTTAGATATGTATTTAACCGCTAAGAAATACCTTTGGTCTGATGCCGATAAGGAGTTATCTGCCAAGATCAATGAAGCCATTGGAGTTGAGCCTGACTTTGAGAAACGATTTAATGGTTCAAGTTTGGTTGCTAAAGAGATATCACTGGATGCGATGTATTGGAGAAAAGCCAATGCCATTCATGGATGGTTCGTCAATGTTGTTCAGGATGGTGAGGATAACTGCCGAGAATATGAGGTAGATCGAGAACAGTTGGTAACACTGCGTGATCTTTGCAAAGACATCCTTGAGCATCCTGATGCTGAAAGGGAAACCGACTTAGAGCCGACTGAGGGATTCTTCTTTGGTTCTTACAAAAAAGACGAATGGTATTACGAAGACCTGAAGAACACTGTTGAGGGGTTGGATAAGGTCTTGACATTACCTGACGAGTATTCATTTAGCTATCAAGCCAGTTGGTAAGGAGATAACCATGCAAAACATATGCGAAGACGGATATCAGGGCAATCACGATCCAGTATTAGATGAGTTTGGATTAGATGCTTACGAGCAGATTCAAATGAATTATGAGTCTCTTGACAATGGATCAGTGGTTGTCAATTTTGATGTATGGGACACCGAGAATGACCAAGTTGTAAAGCAAGGAGGTTATGTCATGGTGCGTAAAGACGAAGACGACAAAGTGTTTGCCGTTGTCGTTATTGATGCCAATGGCGATAAGGTTGCAGAGGTTCATTTGCCATTTAACTTTTTGGAGTGCTGATTATGAAAGATATCAAAGATTACGACAAATATTGGAATGATGAGGCCAAGAAACTATTGCTTCACAAACGCATTGTCAATGTTCGGTATTTAACGCAACAAGAGACTGAAGACATGGGTTGGCATGAAAGGGTTGTTGCCTTTCAAACGCATGACGGATTGTGGTTTTTCCCCAGTTGTGATGATGAGGGAAACAGTGGAGGTGCATTGTTTACTTCTGATGAAAAACAAAGTTGTTTACCAGTGATGAGGTAATCATGCCTAAATACATTATCAGGGCTGAGACCAATGTGATGTATGAGAGGGTTATAGAAGCCACCAGTGAAGCCGATGCTTGGGAAAAGGGTAAAGCCTTGCCTGAGTGCGACTTTCACTTGGTAGGCGAATATGACCATGTTGTCTACGATGTAGAACAAACCGATGACGATGAGGATATCGAATGAAAAATGTTTACTTAGTTGAAACCAGTGAGACTTGTTTGGTTCACAAGCAATACTCCGTATGTGCTTACACGATGGAGCAAGCCAAAGATATGGTTTTGCGTGGGGATCTATATGACTCAGGCGAGCAGATAGATCATTGGATCACCGATGATCTTGAAGTGAATGAAATAACCAATATCAAACATTCAAGAGTAGTGGAGGAAGACTGATGTTTGAAGTTCAACACTACACCCTGTGCGATGGTTGGATTAACTGTTGGTCGGAGGAGGATGAAAACGGAGTAATGATCCCCTCCATTTATAGGACATATACCGAAGCCCTAGATGCCTTGAATGAATTTCTTGAAGATGAGTTGATGGAATTTAACGCTGGCAATATTGATTCGATGTATGAATTAGACGAGTTCAGAATAATGGAGATTTTTTAATGCCTAAGAAAACATTGGAAGAAATCGAAGCAGAAATGAATAACATGGTTTTCAATTTAACGAAGCTATGCAAGATGGAGTATTACGACTGGCGATTAGAAGACAGGATGCACTATGGTCGGCTGATGGCTATGAAGCAGAGAAGACTGGCTGAAAAACAAAATAAGGAGTTAGCAAATGCGTAAATTTAATAGCGATTTACTAGATGAGTATTGTGATGAAGAGTTTGGTCATACAGACTGGCTGATGTCATACGATGAAGATGGCAACATGACTGTTGTGTTCTTCAAAGAGCCAAGACAGTGCTATTTGGAAGACATGGAGGAGGAGGAAGAAGATGCCTAAATATCGAGTATGCATAGCAAGGGAAGAGACTACCCTTTGTTGGATAGATGTTAATTGCAAGACTAAAAGCAAAGCTGAAGATATTGCTTGGAAAATGTTTAACGAGGACTCTTCTATTTTGGAAAAGGGAGAGATGGTTCATGCCGATGAATACATTGACTATGTAACGGAGGTGCATGATGGACTATAACCAGTTGAAAGACTTGGTTGGCGAGGACAATGCCATTTCAGTCTATGACTACTTTGCCGACTTTACAGTCGATAACTTGATCCAGTTGGTGCTCGATGGCTATACACCTAGCCAGTTGTTGCACCTTGCCAAGCAATTAAACCCAGTGGAGGATGACGATGTCTAATTGGAAACCAGTTGAATTGGTAGAAGACTATTGGATCATTATTGATGAGGATAGCCAAGAAGAGTATCAGGATGGCACTGGTCATAACATGATGTTTATAAATAAATGGGGAGCTGAAAGAAGGATTCAACAAATAAAGGAGGAAGAAAATGCCTAACATGAACCGCCTACACCGATTTAAGGAATTACTTTGGGAAAGGTATGACGATAGGATTCGAGACCAAGAGGATTGGTTTTACAAGGGATGGGGATGGGAAATTAACTTTGTAGAAAACAATGACCAAAGCAGTTGTGTTGCTTATCGGATTAAAGATGGCACGACTGACTGGAGCGATTACATCATCCTTGAAAAGTATGTTAAAGAATGGAGGAAAGTGGTATGAATAAATGGGAAGTAGTGCCATTTTTTGACTATGACGATTACTACCAAGTTGGTAGAACAGTCATGGTAGATGGAAAGTATAAATTTGAATCAAAGGGTATTCGGTATAGGGAAAAGTCTAAAGCTCAGAACCATGCCAATAAACTAAATAAGGAGTTAGCAAATGAACCAAGCTGATAAAGATGCAGAAAAGTGGATGGAAATGAATCAGAGGGTGCAGTATCGCAACCTTATTAAAGCCAAAGAACTAGGCGATCTTTATTATATCGACCAACATGGCACAGTCATTGTCCATGATCCGAAAGCAGAGAATGAACCTAAAGAACTGTAAGGGGAAAGTGCCAGTCTTTGTAGGGGGTGATACTCCTTACAAACTGGTGGACTTTCCGACTAGGGAGCAGTTTGACGAGATGTATAAGTCAAACAATAAGAATCTGCGAGATAAGTATTGGAATGTTTTGAAGATGCGTTCACAAGGGCATACACTACTGGAGACTGGTAGTGTATGTACCTTAACTCGTGAAAGGATCAGGCAAATTGAAGCTAGATTTTTAAGGAAAGTAGTAGTTTCTTTAGAGACTGGGATGCTTTGAAATTGCCTACTCTCTTATGATAATCGTTGAAATCCTCCCCGATTGTTGGGGAGATCCAATACGGCTTGCCTGTTTTTTTGGCAGTCATTTCTCCGACACTGTTGGGATCGTTATCGGCAATAATGATCCCGTTCCCGATGTTCCGATTTACAAACTCCATGTTGCTTGCACTAAAACAAATATAGACCGAATACGGCAGATTCATCTGTTTCATAATATCCCTGACGGAAAGACCAGTGGCATAACCCTCGCAAAATATTGCAGTCCCTTTTGCTCCAATAGTGAAAGTTGCTCCTTTGCTAGTCTGTCCATGCAAGAACTTCTTGTTCCCCTCGTCATCAATGAGTTGGCATCCTATCAAGGTCTTACCACTTCTCATCGGAATGACTAGGATTTCTTTATCATCTTTGACCCAAACATTGCCATGCTCGGCAGGGAATCCCTTTTTGACAAGGTATGGATGTGGTTCAAGACTGCACTGGCTAAGAATCCACTCTGCTTTTTCCCTTGCTTTTTGTGCCAGTTGGTCTCTTTCTTGATTTGACGAGGCTATACGCTTCTTTACATCCGCTGACGAGGGCGATTTTCCTTGCGCAAACCAAGTTACAGGCTTTTCCATCGTTGCCCAGTTGATGACCCAACCAACCTCGCCTAAGAACTTGTAACGACCATTGGAGGATCTTGGGTGGTCTTCTGTTGGAGTTGCGACCCACTTGTCGTAGATAACATTGTTTAGGATCAATCCATGATCCCTAGCGAAGTTGACAAACTCAATCATGCTACTTTCCTCATCTTATTCTGTCTTTTTGACCATGCGATATTGCGGTGCTGCACCCATTTTTGAGTTTCCAGTGACGGCACTCTTCTGACCTCATCTAATCCACGAGGCCATACGCCAAACTTCTCTCGATACTTGTTGCTTGCCCAATACGGGTTATAAAGTTTCTCTTGGGCGATATAGAGCAATTCTGAATAGAACTTTTGCTTCACATCCTTTTCTACTCTGCCGTTAAAGCCAAGCTCAATAAGCTCTCCCTCGACTGCTTCAATTTGCCGTCTTGGTCTGACATAGCCACATGATGCACACGAATGACTGCCTTTAATCCATAGGGCATGGCATTGTGGACATTGTTGTTCTGCCTTTTCCCCTTCTGTTGGTTCTTTCTTGGTCTTTTCAATCTTCTTATCAAGATCTTTGACCCCTTCAGCGTAGATTTCTTCCCAGTCTTCCCTAAATCGGATGTAATTTCCTGAGTGATCGAGCCATAAACCGAACTCTTTCCCCTCGTAAGAACGCATTACACGACCCAGTTGCTGAATATGAGAAGAAAGTGACTTACTAAATGGGCGAGCTGATACCCCAACCATAACATCAGGCACATCAAACCCACGAGTGAGAATATCAGTAGCAATAAGCCCATGAATATCTGTATCAGGCTTGGCGAAGTCATCGATTACCTCCTGTTTGTATTCGCCACTATCCTTGTAGGATATGCTGACGAAGTTATAACCTTTACGAGCAAACTGCTCTACTAAATCCTGACCATGTGCGACACCAGCACAAAACACAATGGTCTTTCTTGGTCTGCCAAAAACTTCATGGCACTTCTTAATCCATTCGGCAACAATGTCCCCAGTGATCTGCATACCACGCTTGGTAACTTCTTCAGGACTCCATTCTCCTGCCAGTTTCTTTGCCCCTTTCATGTCAATTTCTTTGGCAATAAAGACCCTCAGTGGAGCAAGCCACTTGTCGTTGACAAGGGATTCGGTAGTCGATGCACACACCACATTGGAATAGATATGACCTAGACCTTTGGTGAACGGAGTGGCGGTAAGCCCAATGACCTTGATCTTGGGATTGGTCTGAATGATCTCGGTAATCTGCTTGCGAGTGATATGACATTCATCTACGACTAGTAGGTCGATATCAGGGAAGTTTTGCCGTCTTTCGATGGTCTGTGACGAACAGATTTGGATGCGTTGGGTGGGATCTTTTTTCCAGTGATCAGCCTGTAAAACCCCATGATTGATTGAATACTTGGTAAGGCGAAGACTGGTCTGATCAATCAACACAATCCTGTCAAGGATCATGGCAGCCCTTTTGTAATTGTCTGCCGTAGCCTTCATCAGGTAGATTGCGACTTCTGTCTTACCAAAGCCTGTTGGTGCGTAAAGGAGTTGGCATCTATGTCCGTCTTTAAATCCTTGACGGAGCTTATCTACCACCCCCATCTGATGTTCCCTCAGTACTAAATCCATGACTTACTTCTTCTTGGATAAAGATTTGACCTGACGGATCAATTCAGCGTTCCTTTGTTGATACATATCTCGGCTATCACGCAGAGCTTTGTTGTCAATTTCAAGGACACGAATCTGCTCACGCAAATTCACCACTGTGTCGTGGATGTCCTCAACCTCAATCTCGGTAGCGTTCCATCGTTTGGTGGCGATGATGTCTCTTGCTTCTGTGAGTTCTTTATCTAGGATGACGATGGTGTCGGTGAGTTCTTGAATCTTTTCTTCAACGGAGGGTTCTTCTTTTGGTTCTTCTTTGACCTCAACCTTGGGCTTTTTCAACTTCATGGTAGCTTCTTTGCCATGCTTGTTGATGTAAGTAACCTCTTCTTTGGGTGTCTCCTCCAGTGACTTACGAATACGACCTATGGTCATGCCTGACACGCCAATGTGTTTGCCAATCTGAGCGTTAGACCATTTACTCCATTCGGAGTCTTTAATCATGTCTAGAACGATTTGGCGGTTATCTTCTGATGTATGGGGTATGCCATGCTTGTTAGAGCCGTAGGCAAACAGTTTGGCATCTCTGACTGTGCCTTCCTTGACATCGCAGTCAATCGATACATTGCCTATTTGTTTGGTAGCGAAGTATCTGTGGAATCCTGCTGATAGCCAGTAGTCTGAGCCGTCAAAGAACACTGTGATGGGTGGAAACTCCACCTTCTCACGCATGAGATCTGCGTATTCTTGTACCTTATCTTGATTGAGTTGTTTGCGTACTTGTGTGCCACCATCAATACGGATGACAGCAAGATTTAATCTTTTCAATTTATTTCTCCTAGCAGTTGGAAATTCCAGTTTAACAATATTAAATTACTTATTCAATCTTTTTTTCATTACATATTTCAATCTACATTTATAAGAACAGTAACCACGTTTCCTATGATGTAGCCAATCTACTTGCATAAAACTGATACCACAAATACATTTCATACGACCTCCTATCAGGATTGCTAGATTCAGGGCACAACTATCCCCAATTAAGGGGATCAGTTGTTTTTTCAGTCTTGCTGAGTTCTTATTACACAATATTGCTTCGATGTCTTTGTCGTGCCTAGGTCTGTAAATTTATCACTTCATCGGTCTATCCATGCAGGATCTCTGCATACAGGACGGTTCCCAGTCGCTATCCAAGCAATAACGGATAGGTGGGGGCATATAGCCATAGCTTCTTCTAGGGGGTCTACAGCCTTTACCGTTGCAACACCAATGAGAACGGGCTAGACAACGCTAGGAATAGGTATACAAAATGGCATAAATCTATACACATTAAATAAACGTGTATAAAAAATACCTAATTTGTTCATTGGAAATTGTTTCAGTTCCAATGTCCTACTCCTAGCAGTTGAGACTATAGATTACATGAAGTAAATTTATTTTGCAAGCACAAAAGGAAAGACCCCTAGGGTGAGCTAGAGGTCTTTGGGGGATCGTAGGATCCAAGTCTGCATTGCACAAACATCTGCTAGGATCTAGGGCATCGGACTTGTCATGGGCTGACATACTAAATATAGCATAAAACTGACAAAAAATGTCAATAGGTAGATTTATTTTGTATCAATTAGGTGGTTTTCAAACAACCAACCTATTGTTTTGCGGTGAGCTTCCTCCCACATCTCAATCCTTTGGTCTTTTGAGAGTTTCGTGCCTTGGTCGAGTTCCGAGTGGCATGAATAACAGAGGGCAGCGCACCTATAGTCATGTGCCTTAATTCCCCTACCTTTACCGTCTCGAAGCTGATTGGAATGTGCAGCCACAACTGTGCCGTCAGATCGACCACACGCCTGGCATGGCGATTGCCTAAGTAAATCAAGGAGTTTCCTATTTCTATACATTTAGAGTAACAAAGTTCCACTTTTTGGTAGGGACATCGTAGAATTTTTCGCCTTCTGGCACTGAATTATTGGGGATTTCTTTGATGGGATGCTTCATTATGTCCTCAACATCGAGCCAGTAGCCCCACTTTTTGTCAAAGTGAACGATGAAGTATATCGTAGGAAAGCCGTTATCAAATAACTTTTGCTTCCTGTATGGCACATGAATAGTGGGATAAGGACATTCTGTCTCATCTTTTTTACGCCAGTCACGCAACTCAACCTCGATATAGCCTGACCTAGTGCCTTGGTTAAACACAATCAGATCAACTGCATACTTGTCTGGATTGGGTCTTGCTTCTACCATCCAGTGCTTTTTAGCGTAATCAATGACAGCTTGTCTTGAGGGAATATCACATAAATCATGGAGTTCTTGGCTAAACTTCTTTGGGTTATTCATCAAGTCTGCTATTAGGGTTCTTGGATATATTGTGGTTTAACAGGGCAGCATAAGCGTTGTAGTAGGCTTCTTTTTCCTGACGAAGCTGGTTAATAATGTAATTTAGCCTGTCTATTTCCATCTGCTGGATATGAAGTTGTTTACGCAAATAGTCATCGGCTTCTTCCCTGTCAAAGGTAGTAAAGGTTGTCATTTCTCTTGTTCCTTTACATACCTATGTAAATTAAACCAATGCTGACGCATAGACTCAGGATACATATCAATTAACCAGCCTTGAAACGCATTGGCTGGGTTTATATTCAATAGCAAGCCATCTTCATCTTTGCAATTCATTAAAACAATTAATAGGTTTTCCAAAGAATCTTGGCTTATGTTCTTTTTATCTGACTTCATTTCTCTTGTGCCTTTTTATGTTTAGATAAAGCATCTACCAAAACAATGCCTATTTCATTGTCCCAAACTGTATTTTGACCATCACTCCAACCTTCTTGAACATAGATAACTTCTTGGTCATAGTTAATATCGTAAGTAACTCTTGACCTACTTACACGCTTTTGAGTGCATAAATCTTCACGCATTTCAATTAGGCTCATTTCTCTTCCTTAAATAAATCTAGCAATGATATAAACAATAACCGCACCAAGTAACCACCATTTAAAACTTCCATCAAATACCCAGTTTATAAAGTTCATTTCTCTTGTGCCTTTCTTAATATTGCCAATGCAAACCTAAATTAAACCCAATAACTAATCCAAATAACATAAACACCACCATAAAGAAAAAACAATCTTTTAAATTCATTTCTCTTGTGCCTTTTTTAGTATCATTAGGCAATCTTGTACGTCATTTACTGCTTCATCATTACATGACAAACGCAATAAATCTTCAGCCCATTTGAGAGTGCCAATTAGTTTAGACTTTTCATCAGCCGTTAGTGCCTTTCTTTTACCTTCATAAAATTGAATTATTGCCTCTGCAAACATTACAGGGAAGTCTGCATCAGCACCAGCCCTAAGTAAACCTTCCGCTATACCGCCTTGATGTAAATAAATATTGTGTATTTCTTCAGTAGTTAATTTCATTTCCCTTGCGCCTTTCTTAGTAAGTACCCAAAACAAAAAGATAAAATAAACCAAACCGCTAAAGTAATCATTTCTCACTCCCGTAATTAAGCAACCAACTATTACGACCTTCGTGTTCTTCGGGTAACTGTTTAATCAATAGCTCTGCCCACTTCACACGACTAAGACCGCTTTCAATTTCTGCTTTGGTAGGCGTTAGTGTCTTTACTTTTTGTCCGTGAGCAAACCCTTCCATAAACCATGCTCTAGCACACTCCAAGTTTGTTTGATTGCTTAAATCTAAACTGTTCCATATTTCAATAGCTTTACTCATTTCTCATTTGCCTCCTCTTCGCCTACCCATCCAAAATATCCAGCAGCTTCGCCACAAGCACAGCACCTTAGCCTTGGAAACTCGCTACCCTTAACTCCGTACTCAGCTACCCACGACTTGTTACGACACCCTCCGCAGACAAGCACTTCATTTATGGCAGTCGGGGTTTCATTCCGATGTGCTAAGAATATTACTTTAGCGTTCTCAATCATTTCTCACTTGCCTTTCTTAAATAAATCTAGCAATGATATAAACAATAACTGCACCAAGTAACCACCATTTAAAACTGCCGTCAAATACCCAGTTTATAAAGTTCATTTCTCTTGTGCCTTTTTCAAGTATTCTGCAAGTCTTTTGCCATAAGTCAAAGAATGTATTTCCATTTTTAACGCTTCTATTTCAGCTTTTTGCTGGCATAGCATTTCAATAGCTTGTTTAACTGCTGGTAAATACCCAACAGAAAGCATCTTTTCAAACTCCTTTAAATCAGCTAGTTCATTTGCAGTCATTTTTTATCCTTTGAAGAAAACTTTTGATGGCTAATTTTCTTCAAACAATTGGCACACTTCCAGCGTTTGATGCTTTTATGAGCAGTTTGTATGACCTGACCAGTGTCTGCTGGCTGATAGGATATACATGACGAGCAGTATCTGAGCTTACCGACAGATGGGATTTCAAGCATCTTTTTTAGATCTCCGTTTAATGGCTGGTAAACCTACAGTCTCCTTTGGTTCTAAGGATTCTAGTAGGGCATCGGCATACTCGACAGATGCATTACTAATCATATCAAGGGGTGCAGCTCCACCATACGCCAGTAATCCGTTCATGGCAAACAGTGAAGCCAGTAACCTTGCGTGTTCTTTATCTTGTTCGTTCATCAATGCACCTGTTTGACCAGTTTCTTTAATCGGCTTTTAGCGTTCCTAAAGGAGCGTGTAAAGGCATATACGGCTTTCTCTTCTTCCATGCCCATTTCTACGGCAATGGTAGATAACACCATAGATACTGCTCCCAAAATAACAGTAGCCTCTACATCTGCTTTAGGAGCTAATAAGTGAAATATCTCTAATGCTATTTCACGAGATGGATCTTTAATCTTTTCTTGCAATGCTGCTTCCATAAATTTTGGATCACCGATTTCAGCCATTTGTATTTCCTTGTTTAATTATTGTTGTGGATCCAAAGAACCTACGTTCTAGCAGATCTTTATCTTCATCACCACTGCGTTCCATTACTAAGGTCTTGGCAAAATCTCTAAATAACTTAACGTCTTTGTATTTATCTTGAAACGTGCCACGCTGACCATGTTCATAACTTAATGGGTTAAAAGCATGAAGAATGATGTCCTGATCCCAGTATTGATAACGACCACGCAAATACTTCATAGTCCATTTAACATCTTCTACCTTTGACATCGTGGGATCTAGCGTTAGCATAAGAAACAGCAAACGCAAAATGATCCAGTCTTGTTTTTTAACCTTATGTAAACCGCCATATTCAATCATCGCTTTAGCTCCTCTATGCGTTCTGACAGAACCACGCCCAAGTCTTTACCTTTAATGGCAATCATCTGGGCTTCTTCGCAGTCATAAATTACTTTGGCTGCATCTTGGATTCCTACGTTGTAGCCAGTCGTAAATGCATCTGTGCCATCAACCAACATACCGATGGCGTTACGAATCAGAACAGATGCCTTACGCTGTTTTGCCAGTTCCTTTAGCTTGTTGTGATGCTCCAAAGGGAGGTATACCGAGTAGGGTATTAGTTTTTTTGTGTCCATTCCGTATATTTTCTGTGTAATTTGTCTAAGAGTATTTGAGCTGAACGATTAGTTTTGAGGTCGGATCTGGATGGGACATTGAGATAATTACGAACCCATTCAGTAGCCTCTTCCATATCTTCATCAAAGATCTGCTCTTCGGCATACAAATACTTCCAAAATTTAGGATCTCGGCAGAGTAAACCAGCGATACGAATAGCTCTATCGCCAGCAAACTCTTCTGCTTTATCCATCGGTTGCTCATCTCCGTTAACTCTGACTAAGACACATTGATATCTCGCCCCAACGTAATCCCTGAGTAAATCTTCAGGAATCTCATCAGGATGCAGTGACAATGTAAGCACATAGCCAGTCTTATCTTGTTTGAGAGCGACTTTAACGGCTTCGAATTGTAAGGTCTTCAACTCTGCCCTCCAAGTATTTAACAAGCTTCTTCCAGTCTTCAATGGTTTCCCAACGCTGAACGCAAATACGAGCCAGCTCTTCGTTTTCCTGACGGAGCACATTGAGTTCTACTTCTTGCTTTTGGGCTACTTCTTCCCAATGCACTGGTGCTCTTTCAGCAATCAAGCGTTGAATGTTGGCCTCATGTGCAGCTTCTGCTTCCATTTGATCAAAAGATACTGGAGCTGGTTTTTTAATATGATCCATCATTTCAATTATCTGTTTAGCCTTTGATTTGGCTGGTCGACCACGTTTCTTTTTCGTAGGAATCTCTAGATTGATTTTGTAATTAGGGTTTTGCATTTTCTTATCCTTAGTACGGGAGTTCTTCTTCAGGTTTGACATAGGGTTCCGCTGCGGTTAGTGAGGTGTAATTCATGCCAGACTTGGAGGTATTGTTCCAACCTGACAGGGCAATCTTGACCATTGATCCTTTGGATTTATCCATCTGTTCAATGAGAAAAGTCTTATCCAAAAAGATATCTCCACGCACATCAGGATGATTGGGAGTCTTCTTTTGATTGGGGAATAACGCCCCAGTGTTTGGTTTTTGTTCGTAAGCCATGTATTACTCCTTTGCAAATTTGTTTTTGGTTTCAGTAAACTTGCCCATCATCTCTTTAAAGAACTCAGGGTCTTTTGCTTTGACGGTATCAAAGAGAACCTTGTTCTTTTTAAATATCGTCATAACATCGGCATCGCTAGAGCATAGGTCTAGCAACATATGGGATGAATCCCTAACCAGTGCAAGCCATTCTTCTTGGGTGCAATCAGGTTTAGCGTTGATCACAATTTGAAACTCACCTTTCTTGCCCTCAATCTTTTCAGGCATTTTGGTGAACTCAGGCTTGGGTTCAATATTCTTAGGTGGCTCTTTAGGCTCTTGTGCATCAATGTGATCATTTTCTAAAACATCCATGCAAAGCAACCAAAGGTATCTGCGAAAATAGGTATGGGTGCTGCCCAGTGACTGGATAGCCTGACCTTTGGCGTTCTCTGCATATACCAGTGGTGAAGTAAAGGTAATCAAACCATCACCTTCTGTTTCATGCACTGTTAAATACGCAGTATCAGAGGTAAATGACACGACACCGCACAAACCAATCTTGTTAAAGATCTCGGTTACTTGGGGAATAAAGTCACCTAGTTCAAAGTAATTGAACCCTGCAAACTTATTCTTTCCTGATTTGTTGAGAGGAGTTTTGTGAAGCAATGCTCTTGCTTCTTGTAGTTTTTTATAAACGCTCATGTTAGTTCCTTAAAAACAAGTAGTGTTGCAATTGCCGTAGTTATCGCAACAAGTGGTACAAACGACCATTTTGTTGCCATACATGACAGTTTGAGTAGTACAGGCTGCATAGGTAAATGCCGATGCAGATATAAGCCAAATGGCTATTAGGTATTTCATGCTTGTTCCTTTAAATAAGTTTGATACTGGTTACACCATGTAGATACTGGGCAAAAGGTTTGGCAACGAGTTCTCTCACCTTTACGATGTTCAATTTCATAGCCTTTGCCTACTGCTTCCAGTGCTTTTACTGCTTCATCTTCGCTGTCATGCAAAGACTTAGCCCTAACACCACCGACCTTACGAACAGCCCATACTGCTGGCTTTTCCCACATTTCTTCGGGGGTACAATCAGGTAAGTCTCCATCGGTTTCTAAGGCGAACTCACACGCTGAATGTGCAGAGATACGGGCTTTGATGAACTCTTCACGCTCTGCCATAGTCCATAAAGTGATTGGTACTTCTTTGACTGGGGCTTCGGGATAGCCCTCTTTGGTTCCTACTTCTCTAGACTTCCAGTCACGCAAAATAGCCACGATGCCTAAATCTGTTACAGGGATTTTCTTAACCTTTTCAATCAGCCAAGCGTAGCAATTGAGTTGATATTCCCACTCAATCTTCTCGTTCATCACTGCCCAAACACTGGTAGTCTTGTAGTCTTTGATAGACAAGCCACCATCGTTAGTGATCTGAAGGTCGATAGCACCGCTTAGATTCCAGCCATCTATCTCGGCATGAATCCGTTCCTCCACAGTGTGATTGGAGTCCTTGCCATGCTCTAGGATGTTGTGAATGGCAGAGCCAAACAGTGACCAAACCATCTCAGCCACATCTTGCTCAAGCTCATCATCAAACTTCTTAGTCAAGGCAACAATCTTAGGACTGTTGATTAACTGGGTTACGGATAGATTAGCCTTACCTTTGCTATAGGTAGGGCGTTTTAAGACATTGACAAATGTCTGTGGGATATTAAATTTGTTTGTTAGCTTCATCTGCTGCCTCGTCTAACTTTAAGTTGAAAGCCTTGATCTGTTCCTCAGTCAAGGGTCGGATTCCCAGTTCTTTATCCATAGACCGAAAGACGGCTCTGAGGATTTCATGCTGGATTGGGGAAAAAACATCATCTTTGTCCATGATTGTTCCTATCTGAAAAGAAAGCTGTAGAAGGCAATAAAGACAAGCCCAGCCACACTCAAGCGAATAACCCATGCTTCTATGCGTTTGGCTCTACGGTATTGGGGAGTGGATAAAAGTGCTTCTTGAAGAAACAACATATCTGGGTCATCAATCTCTGTTCTGTTACCATTTTCTTGATAACGAGAACCGATCTTGATACCAGTCTTCGTGGTATACGGTACGTTCATTTGATTGTCCTAGCAGTTAATCAGTCTTTATTTTCACTGATATAATTAACCATGTCAATAGGTCGTACCAATTAAAATACATCTACTATGAATACAGTAATTTTGCCCTGGCCTCCTAAAGAATTAAGCCCAAATTCCACATTACACTGGGCTAAGAAGGCTAAATTTAAGAAAAGTTATCGTCATACTTGCTGGGCGTTGACCTTAGAAGCCAAGCTCACAGCTGACGGATCAGGGAAAATCCCTATCCTGATTACCTTTTACCCCCCAGATAAACGCCATCGGGATGCAGATAACATGGTTGCCAGCATCAAAGCTGGATTGGATGGCGTAGCAGATGCCCTCAAGATAAACGATAGGCAGTTTATGCCTACGTTTACCTTTTCAGATGAGGTTAAAGGAATGGTTAAAGTCCAGCTGACAGCCTGAACTTAATTGTCTGATCCAGAATTTCTTCTTTTTTGTTCTTATAGAAGTTAATCTGTTTGCGTTTTTCGTCTGGTGACAGCCTGTTTGCTGGCAGATCCTCAATCCTACGGATCTCAGCGTTAATATCAATCAGAGCTTTACCAGCACCAGCCGTAAAGCCAGAAGCCTTGATTTCACCTTCATGGTCTTTAAACCATTGCTGGGCTTCTTCTTTATGACCCTTCTTGATTAAATCCTTGAATGTGCCCATAGCAGTGTCAGAACGGGTCTTCAGGTCGTAGAAGAGATCTTCCCTGCCTCGTGGTACTTCAGGAGCTACAAACGAGCCATAGAGGGGATTATTGCGTTCCTCTGGGCTTGCTTTGTGACCAGAGAATAGGTTAGATCCCCACATCGCAGCAGCAGCCACAGAACCGCCTAAACCACGCATGACGTGATCAGCTTGGATTGGGCTTAACATCCGATGCTCTTGGGAGCCTAGACCGCTGGCATAGCTAATCCACTTTCCTAATTCAGAGGTGCTGCCGTTGTATTGACGGAAGGCAGCCAAGTCTTTCATTGACTGTGGAGTGACGTTACCGCCAGTGTAGAAGTCATGGTTTAGGGCTATCTCAGCAAATGGCTTGATGGCAGTAGGCACTGGACCCGATCCAAGTGGGCCAAGTAATGCATCCACTGCACCTTCCTTGAGAGCTTTACGCAATCTAGCATTGTCGATGGCATCTTTAGTACCCTCTTTAGTGATCTTGTTATAGAGCATCTCAGGGATAGACTTAAAGAAATAGCTGGCAGAAGTATGCATTGGGATGAGCAAGGTATGGTCATAGCCAATTGTCTTCATCATAGAACGAGGGATAACAAAGTTACGCATCTTTGTCTGATCATCCATCTTCTTGTATTCGTCATCATCACCAATCGCAAAGGCATATAACAGGCAAGTAGAAGCCAATAGACCGCTGGCAATAGCCAATCTGGTCATTGCTTGCTGACGATCTAATCCTCTTAGACCACCGCTAATACTGGTAATTTTTTGACCTGTGAGCCTTTCTACACCACCAGCAATAGGCTCTGCCAATGCTTGGGTCAGCACATCAATCTGCTGGGCATAAGCGTTCATAAACGCAATAGTCCTGTTGAGGAATTGAGCTGTTCTACCCATGCCACGCTTGTCAAAGTCAATGACGTTAGTCGCTGCAAGAATAGCTTTACGCTGGTCTCCACCGCTTGGGAAACCGCCAGTCTCTTTCATTACACGCACATAAACGGCTCTACGCTGTGCAAAGTCTGAGGCATCAGCAATCTGGTCAAGGATGCTGGTCACTCTGGCAAAGGCTGATTTATTTAATAAACCAATTTCTTGCTTGTATTGATGCTCTGCTGTTCTAGCACCAGAGTGATAACCGCCAATACCGTAAGACTTGAGCAACTCGACCACGTCATCCTTTTGGGTCAAGCCTTTAGCAAATGAACCAAACACACCGCCAAACAAGGCTACTGGGTTCTTCACGCCAGTCACGATGGCAGCTGTTGGAGCATCCATGAAAAGCTGTTTAATCTGGAATACGCCAGAGAAAGTAATCGATCTACGCAAGCCGTTAGCAAAATAAGCCATGATCTCGTTCATTGGGATTTGGATGTTTTCAATACCAATCACGGACTGAGCAATCAATGGGTCAGCAATTTGAATGTTGACCTTTCTGCCACTAATCAAAATCTTAACAATGCCACGAGCAGGATCTTCTTTAGGGAAGACTTTGAGCTTGCCGTTCTCGTTACGAGTGCCATACTCCTGGGCAATACGGTTGGCTGCATAGTTCTTAATGGCGTTACGAGTAGTCACCATGACGTTGTGAAGCATATTGTCCACGATGTCATCGATGTCTAAATCAACCTTGCCTTCTTTAAAACGATGCTCTCTGGCTACGTTCTTGACACCTTTAGAGCTGTAGATTGGGGTATGAACGTCTGTCTGTTCATCCATAATCCGCTGCCAAGGCACATAGTCTTCGATGTCACGCAAGGTATCAGCACGTTGTTTGCTGATCATGCGAGCTTGTTCCATCATGTCAATCATGTTCTTGTTGACAGCGTTCCAGTTATCCATCATTTTTCTAAGTTCTGGATACTGTTTGTCTAGCTTGCTAAAGTCATCAATCGCCTCATCGGACATATTGACCTTTTGCAAGGCAATACCGATGTTCTTAAAGTCTTGTTCAGCATCAGCAATCTTGTCCAAAAGCAATAGCTGACGGTCTGGTGAAGTTCTTGGATCCATCTGCTCTGTTTTAAGATCTTCTAATTCACCTTCACGCTTGAGGTATTCATCCACGATAGAACGTGAACGCTTGGCTTCAAAGTAGGCTTGGATGACGTTGGCAGCACGTTGAACGCCAATCTCTTTCTCTAACTGATGCTTCAAGGTCAGGATATTAGCCATCGAGAACTTGTCTTGTACGGCATGGAACATCTGATTGGTGTTATCAAAGACTAATTTACCCAGCATGATGACCTGAGTACCAATACGAGTAGCTTTGAGAGCTTGGTTCATAGCCACAGAAGCCACAGCACGACCTTCGCTGTCTTCTAACATACGACCATAACGGGCTGCATCGGCAGCTGTCAGACCAGCTGTGAAGTCTGTTGTCTTAATACGAGTAGCCAGCACTGCACGATCTAAGTTTCCAACCATGTTGTTGACAGCAAGGCGTGGTGACTCGACCATCTTCGCACCAATATTCTTAGCTTCTTGAGCACCGCCCAAGAACTTATCCATCACACCGTTAGAGGTATGGATAGGAGCATCATTGCGATTGTGCTTGGCTAGTAGCTCGTCAGTCTTCTCAACGCTGTAGAGGAACTTAGTCTTATATGGTCCTGAACTAATCAGGTCTACCAACATAGTCTTATGGTCTCTAGGTGTCTCGCCTTTAATTAAATCATTGAAGGCTTTGTAAACTGAATGGGTATTGTTAAAACCAAACAGCTTCTTCATCGCCTCAAATACTTGACGGATGGCGTTAACATAACGACCCCAAGGAGTTCCCATACGAGTGCCAAATAGCTTCTCAGCGTTGACAGCCCAGAACTCTGAAGGATTGATGTATTGGTACATATCCTGTGAAGGCAACAACTCCATCGCCTTTTCAAAGTTTTTCTCGCTTGGATCATTGACGTAATCCATTACCGCCATGAAATACTTTTGAGATACTTCATCAGTGTTTTTCTTGATGGCTTTCTCAAGGGCTGCTCTCCAAGATTCAACAATGGCTTGCTGGGTCTGTGGATCCATCATCTGCTCAAGTGTATGCATTAATTCATGGCGAATAGTGCCAGGATTAACAGCTCCTGATTCCTTGTATAGCCTGACGATACGCTCTAGGTTATTGAACACGCCAGCAGCTGTATAGGCTGCGTTCTGTGGAGCTTGTTTAACCGATAAGCGTAGACCAGTCAGAATGGCTGGGGATTGTCTGTAGATGTATTGGATAACGTCTAGGACATCTTTGCTGATATTGCCTTTGTTGTATTCGTTAAGGGCACGAGCCATAAACGCTTCAGGCGTAATCTTCTTCTCAGCAGTCATCTTCTTGTCGGCTGCCAACTCTTTGGCAAGCTGATCAAGATAAGTTAACTCACGCTGAGTATTGATTGTGGTCTCGCCTTTGATGACTTCACGCTTGATCTTGGTAATGCCACGTCTTACACGAGCCAACTCATCTGTTTTAGCTTTGTGAATCTGGGCAATCTGTTCCCTAAGATTCTTAGGAATTACACTTGGATTTAACTTTGGAATATGAGCGTAATTGGTTAAAGTAAATCCATCTTCATGGGCTTTACGGTCATACTCAATAGCTTTAGCAGGGCTTAGAATACCGTTCTCTGATTCAGCACCGTTGTAATAATCAATTGCAACTGGCAAGTATTTAAAGCCTAATTCTTTTGCTGCCATGATTCGATGGTTTCCTTCATTTACATAAGGGGTGCCATCTTGGTAAACATTGATATATGGGGTGTAATGGGTTTTACCATCTTTCTCAAATGGCAAATGGTTTTTCTCATTCATGTAATCCATTAAGGATTTCAAATCTGCAACTCTTACATTGCGTTGCTCATCATTTATACCTTGCAGTTTTGCAAGAACATCAACTGGAACAAGCATTTTTCGAACTGGTGAGTTTGTTACGCCCTCTTTTGTTCTGAAATAAGCTGTTGCAGAACCAAATCTATATGGAACTCCAGATGATTTTCTGCCATCTTCTCTAGATAATTGACGTTTGTGCTCTAGCCAATTTCCACCTGGATTGTCTGTAATCATATAAACGGGAGGAACTTTTGGCTGATACATTACGCTTGGAGTAACGGTTGCTTTTGGTGGAGCAAACATCTCTCTGGCTTTATCTCTAGGGCTAGAAGCAATCAGAGTGTCACCACGTTCATTCAAGATAAAATCAATCGCTTTGGCAGCCTGTTGTTCATTACCTCTGGCATACATAGTGTTGCCAGACTTATAGAAGTCACCAGTAATATCAGTCAAACCTCGGTCTAGGAAGTATGTACCGCCTTCTTTCTTAGAGCTTGGGACATTGAATTGATACTGGTTGCCATAGCTAGACTTGGTAATCCGCAATACATTATCCGCAGAAGTAATAACACCGTTTACTTCATTCATAAACCGCATAGCATCGGCAGCTGACCGCAGACGGATAGGAGCTTCACGAGCAGCCTTCTCAAAGTCATAGGTGCGTGGCATGAGAATACCCTGACCAGTAGTGCCGTCAGCTTTGGTATAGCTCATAATCTGACCGTGATTCTTTACCGTATCAGATGCAAATCCAGCCAAAATATTGCCAGTGACCATCCAGCGTTTCTCACGCCTGACGTTAGCACCTTTATCAAACAAGTCTTTTAATGGAATGTTTTCTGCTTGCTGGGTATCTGGGTTGTACCAGTTAATGTAATTCTCTTGGTTTAACTGATAAGTGCTGCCAATTTGTGAGAAGTTAATCGTAATGGCTTTCGCATCACCGTTAGCCAAAGCAATATGCATCTTCCAGTCTGAGCCAGCAACAGGGTTGGCAGTTTTCTTTTTATTCTCTAAGTCAGTCACAACACCGTAGACAAAGATACCTTGGTTATTCTTAATAGAAATTGGCTGACCTACTGCATAGTTTTCCAAAATAGACTTGATGTGCTGATACTGAAGGTTTAATTGACCCTTGGCAGCATCAATACGGACTTCATCTGCACCTTTTTCTTTCAGGTTCTCAATTTGTTTTCTACCGTATTCGGCTGCACGTTCTCTTACACCATCCATGAGCTTGTCAACTTTTTGGCGTTGTGTTCCACCTTCCAAGTTCTCACTCACCATTTCTTGAACTTCTTGTTTGGTGTATGGCTTAACAGTACGTTTAACATCTACCTTTTCCATGTAAGCTGGTTGAGCAAACAAGGAAGGATCTCCTCTGTCTGGAGTAATAGGCACGGATGATAGGGTTTCAGCATCAAGGTCTTCTGCTTTAGCTTCGAGCTTGTTGGTTCCCATGCTGTTCTCACGTTCAACTAAATCGTTGTAACGATCAATCAGATCTTTATAAATCTCTTCCTGTTCTTTGATTGGCAGGATAGGAATGTAGCCAGTCAGTCTACGGATGTCATCTTCTTTAGCATCGGTTGGGTCTTCTATAAGATCTACAACCTTTTTACCGCCAATAGCTTCGTGAACCTCTGGGTTGTCACGCAAGTATTCTTGTGCAATCTGACCACCGTAGTCATTCATAAAGTCCACAGCACCTTCGGCTGTAACGGCAGACTTACGGGAAGCTGTCGTATTGGCGTTCAAGGAAGCCATCTTCTTGAGCAATACCGCAGCTGGCCTCATCTCCGCTGGGATGTCAGCCATCATCTGTGAGTAGGCTGGAGCTACAACCTGACCAGTACGATGCACACGACCAAGCATCTGCATATGGGTATCAATGTTCTTTTCAGGCTGAACAATGATCATGTGACGTTTGCGTTGATCTTTAAAGCTAGAAGATGCGTGTAATGACAAGCCAGTAGAACCAGCTTGGTTCAGGATAATGACATCGGCTGTGCCATTGTTAAATGCACGAACAGCACCAACACGCTGCTTAATATTGGCAGAACGAGAAGTGAGAATTGGTGTGCCACTCTCATAGTTAAGGGTCACTGTACGACCAGTAATCTCTTCTGTCTTGTACCCAGCTTTACGCAACTCATTGTGCATATAGTCAATTGGGGAGATTGGAGCTGCACCAAAACCAGCATTTTCAATAAATGTCTTAATCTGGTTATAGGCTGCCAAACGCTCTGGACCAAGATCCTGATCGGTCATACGGTATTGCTGTACGCCATTTGGTCCTTTGATCTTGAGCATCCGCTGCTTTTCTAAGTAACGCAGATACAGATCTTTAAAGGTCAAATTGACTGGATCACCTACGTTGATGCCCATTTCATCGGCATAACTCTGTAAGAATGAACCCATCGTATTGGAAACGGTCATTACGACCTTCTCGCCATTCTTGAGGCTTTCCACAGCGTGTTTGATTGAGTCCTGGGCTTTTAATGACAAAAGCATCTGGTCAATCAAGTTGTGCATGATGGCACCAAAATTTGCACTCTGGATCTGGGTCTTCTCACCTTCGATACTTGCTCTACCGCCAGACTTGTCAAACTCCTTTTGCATCTCTTTGACAACGGCTTCTTTAGAACGGGAGAAAGCCAAGATGTCACGCATCGAGGTAGCCATGTTCTCAGCTGTCTGCTTATCGACCTTTGTCTCTTGGGTCTGATAGCTCACACCAGCAAAGGTTCTTTCCCTGCGGATATATTGACCGACTTTGGTCAGCATATTGGCAACAATCTGTTGCATTGGAATACCGCCTAGCTTGATGGCATCGGCTAATTCATTGATGTTATCAACCGCTAACTTCATGTCTGTGCTGGAATACAAGTCCATCACATCAGGGCGTTTAGCGTAGGTAGCTGACGAGAAGAACGTACCAAAGGCGTTATCTACCAAGTCACGGACAAAGGCTGCACGACCAGTGGCTAGGCTCTTGCCTTCTTTCTGGGATTCTCTTTGTTCTTTGCTACGGGCTTGGGTTTCACCAGCACCGCCAGCGTTATGACTTTCGTCAAAAATCATGTAGTTGCCAAGACCAAACGATTTAATAAAGCGTTGGCGTTCTGTTTCGTTTTTCTTAACAGCTTGCAACTGGCTATAGGTAGTAAAGATTACCTTGTAATCGCCAAGGCTTTCTTTCTCTTGCATACCCTTCATCATCTCGTCTAATGCTTTGCCAGTCTTAGGAGCTTTGAGGGTAAGGTTGTTTTCTGTTACTTCGCCATTAACAGTGCGGAGCAAGGTATAAGGAATAGATTCACTAGAGTTAGTGATAAAGATGCGTGGTTTGGCTGTATCTAGTCCTAACTCTTTGGTCATACCGATATCATCCAAGTCACGGATCATGTCGGAGTAAAGGTTTGGCTTCTCTGTAACAAAGATAGGTACTTTGTCATTCTCGATGGCGTACTTGATCATCGCAGCAACAACACGACCTTTACCAATACCAGTCTGGTCTCCAATAATGAAGCCTTTGCCAGCTTCAGCATTACGGATAGCCAAAACCAAGGCATCAATTTGTTCAGCGGAGAACTTCTCACGCAGGGTCTCTGGATCCATGTGCAGGGCTTCTGCTACATATTCATCCACATCACCGACTTCACGCTCTACTGCTGATATTGAATTGTCGATGGATTCAGCCATTGCTTTAGGAACCAATGTTCCAACGGATGCAGCTTGCGAGTGAGGCTGGTAAGCAACTTGATGCCCAGTCTCTGTCTCTTGTCCTCTACGGTCTTTTAATCCAGACTCGACTCGTGTACCTGAGACAACGCTAGGTCCACCCACTGGGCTAGGCTCGTTTCCTGCAACGCCTTTTCTGCCACTGGGTTGCTGCTCTCCACCTTCGCTGGGAACGGGTCCTCGATTGATGCCACGTTCAGGTTCGTTAGCAAGTCCAGGTTGTCCTGCACTAACACCTGCCCCAGTTGGTTCGGGTTGTCCACGTTTGCTAGACTCATTCTCAGACACGCCTCGTCTGCCGCCTTCTGTGGGTCGCTCTCCTTCAGCACCAGCTTCACGACCTTGTCCGCTAGGGCGTTCACCCACTGGTTCTGGTTTAGGCTCCCCTGCGGTACGCTCACTGACGTTAGTTCTGGTGGGGCTGACATTTTCTCTGGAAACCACGCTAGGTTCATTTAACTTCTCCTTGAGTTCTTCGTATGAGGTAATTTGCTGTGGGAGTTCCGAAGCTGGTAAGGCTCTTTGTGACTGACCTTTTCCATCAATAACAATGACATCTACAGGGTAAGAAGCTCCCTGTTTACTGTACATATCCCCAGCTACGGAGAAATGGTCAACTACGTTGTAATCTTTGTAGAGGTTGTAATAAAACTCTCGTTTTGCTTTTTGACGATAACCTTCACGCCTTGCATCTTCACCTTCAGCACGGACACCGCCTAGGATCAATACGGCTCTGCCATTAGCTGGCATATCATTTAAAGCTTTGTATGAAATAGCATGATCTATTTCTCTAGTGGTTTTTCCATAAACATGAAATTCTTCGCCAATAGAACCAAAAGGAGGGTTGGCAATGACTACATCGACAGGATTTATGGATTTAAGAACTGCATTTTCATTAGATACTTTTGCACCTGGAAGCACCTTTTTGAGCATTTCATAACGGCTAGTATTGAGTTCGTTCACCGTAACATTGTTAGGGTTAGAAGCTATCAACAACATTCCGTTACCGCCAGTAGGCTCGTAAACCGTTGTTTTATCAGTAATTCCTGCTAGTTGCGATGCAACATAAGCCAATGGAGCTGGGGTGGAATAAGCCTGTTCTCTAACACTGGTAGAACTTCTGACAGCCAAATTAGGCTGACGGTTGTATAGATTTACCAAGCCATCATAGATTTCGCTTGGCTTTCTGTTCTTATGGGCAATGTTCTGGGCAGCCAATACGACACCCACTTCCACAGCCTCATCAGCTTGTTTGGCAGCCATCGTGCCAGCTTCAATCTTTTGACCAGTCAAATCGGCAATGAATCTACGGGCTTCGTTGATATCTTTAAAGCCTAGACCACCCATGAAATGCTTAGAAATAGCTTGTGCAATATGGAACTTGCCATCTTCTGTATTGAGGTCAAGAGTACCTTTTGGCTCTTTAGCTTCTTCTAACTCATCCAAAGATTCAACTTCAACCACTTCCTTCTTGGTGCTTGCTTCTGGATAGTTACCAGACATTGCAATATAAGCACCTTGAAGATGGTTAAGGTTGATTTTTTCAGCAACGTCTTTACCAAACTTCTCAAGAATCATGTCCCTGACAAATTTGGCAGCCTGTTTGAACTTGTGATAGCCCATTCGGAACGCAGCATCCATTAACCTAGTAAGGATAGGCATCAAGCGTTGCTCATCCTCTGGCATCATATTCATACGGGTAGGCTTAGTAGCCAGCCATGCTAGGTCATTTAAAGCATCTTCTAAGTCTTTTTTGGCTTTAGCTTCTGGGGATTCTGGAGCTACAGTAGGGGCTGATACAGGAGTAGGGCTTAAATACTCTTTAAGTTTTGCCATATCCTGAGAATCAGAAAATGCAGTAAACGAACCTCCATGAGGTATACCAAATGCTGTAGCTTCTGGAGCTATAAATACTTTGCCATTTTTTTGGTTAATTAAACCAGCTTGCTCTAATTTCTTTAATAAAGGTTTGGCTGCTTCTGTATATTGCATACCATTGCCAGCTTTAAGAATCTGAGCAGCATCAGCAATATCTTCAAGTGTTATAGATTTTTTTACTTCTTCAGTTGCTTTTGCTTTCTTTGCAGCTTGACGTTCTTGGTTTATTTGAGCTTGAGTTTTTTCCTCAGTTTCTGGTGCAACTTCTTCAGCTGCTGCTTCAGTTTCTGCAACAGGCTTTTCTTTAGTGGGAACTTCGGCAGTTTCTTCGCTGGGCTTTTCTTCACTGACGGCTTGCTCAAGGTAGGGCTTGGCTTTTTCATGTTCGGAGTTCGCATAATCAATCGCTTTCTGTTTTGATTCTTCGGTATTACCAAAATTTCTAGCCGTTACAAGCTGGTTAGAATCTTTATCAACTAAAACGGCAGTCCAGCCGTTATCGTTCTTGACAACACGATACTCAGTGTTCTCGCCCATATCCAATGGAGCAATTGCTTCAGCTGGTTTTTTAACTGGTTTAAGTG